AGGCAGTGAATACTCCAATTACAGCACCAGTAGATTTACCAACTCCTGCAGGAACTTATTATCCAGTCATTTCAATTCGTCTCAAAACTTCTCCAAATAGATTAGATGCGATTGTAATTCTGACTGCTCTTTCATTAATGGGAACTGGAAATGGACCAGAATATAATTGGCAGATAAGAGCATCAGCAACGACTAGTGGCGGAACTTGGGTCAGTGCTGGTGTTGATAGTGCTGTTGAATATAAGATTGATGGAGGAACTGTAAGTGGTGGAAGAATTCTAGCATCTGGTTTCTTCGCATCAGCAAACCAATCTTCCGCAAATGTGGATATTCTGAAAGAAGCACTATTTAAGTTTCAGTTGGAAAGAAATGGACTAACTGGAACTCCTTATGAATTGACACTGGTAGTTGCATCTAATACTGCTGGTGCTGATGTTTATGGTGCAATGGACTGGGAAGAAATTAGTAGGTAATTTTTATGAGTGAAGTTTATCTTGGTAATCCTTTATTAAAAAAGGCAAATACTGCCATCGAATTTACTGAAGAGCAGATTATTGAATTCTTAAAATGTAAAAAAGACCCAATTTATTTTGCCAACAACTATGTAAAAATTGTTTCCCTTGATGAGGGATTAACTCAATTCAGTCCTTATCATTTTCAAGAAAGGTTAATTCAAAATTTCCACAACCACAGATTCAATATCTGTAAGATGCCACGTCAGACTGGCAAGTCAACAACTGTGGTATCTTATCTTTTGCATTATTTAATTTTTAATGATAGTGTCAATATTGGTATTCTGGCAAACAAAGCAGCAACTGCTAGAGAACTATTGGCGAGATTAGCAACTGCTTATGAAAACTTGCCAAGATGGATGCAGCAGGGTATTATATCTTGGAATAAAGGTTCTATTGAGTTAGAAAATGGCAGTAAAATATTGGCAGCTTCTACGTCTGCGAGTGCTGTCCGAGGTATGTCATTTAACATCCTCTTTCTCGACGAGTTCGCGTTCGTCCCAAATCATGTTGCTGACTCGTTCTTTGCATCTGTTTATCCTACTATTACTTCTGGTAAAAACACAAAAGTAATTATTGTATCAACTCCTCATGGTATGAATCACTTCTACCGTATGTGGCACGATGCAGAAAAGAAGAAGAACGAATATATTCCAACAGAAGTCCATTGGTCTGAAGTTCCTGGAAGGGATTTGAAATGGAAAGAACAGACAATTGCAAACACATCAGAACAACAGTTCAAAGTTGAGTTTGAATGCGAATTCTTAGGATCTGTCAACACACTTATTAATCCAGCAAAACTTAAGATGCTGGTTTATGATGATCCAATCAAAAGAAATGCCGGATTAGATATTTACGAAGAACCTAAAAAAGAACATAATTATCTTATCACAGTAGACGTTGCTCGTGGATTGGGTAACGACTACTCAGCATTTATTATTTTTGATATCACAGAGTTTCCTTATAAAGTCGTAGGTAAGTATAGAAATAATGAAATTAAACCGATGCTGTTTCCAAATATTATTTTGGATGTAGCAAAAGCATATAATCAATCTTGGTTATTAATTGAAGTTAATGATATTGGAGATCAGGTTGCATCAATCCTTCAATATGATTTGGAGTATGAAAATATTCTCATGTGTTCAATGAGAGGTAGAAATGGACAAATTGTTGGTTCTGGATTTAGTGGTAAAAAATCTCAACTTGGGGTAAGAACAACTGCTTCAGTAAAAAAATTGGGATGCTCTAATCTCAAAACATTGTTAGAAGATGATAAATTAATTACCAATGATTATGAGATTATTTCAGAACTCACTACATTTGCACAAAAAGGAAATTCATTTGAGGCAGAAGAAGGATGTAACGATGATCTTGCCATGTGTCTTGTCATTTTCTCTTGGTTAGTAGCACAAGATTACTTTAGAGAAATGACCGACAATGACATTCGTAAAAGAATTTATGAAGAACAAAGAAATCAAATTGAACAGGATATGGCACCATTTGGATTTATTTCTGACGGACTATCTGATGAGGGAAGTTTTGTAGATACGAGTGGAGATAGATGGTATGCTGACGAATATGGTGATCGTTCTTATATGTGGGAATATATGTAATGGATTTTGATGACCAAGTTGAACTAGAACATTTATTATTTTTTGATAGAAAGTGTAGAGTCTGTGGAAAAATTAAAAATTTAATAGAGGATTATTACTTGACTAGAAAAGGTAGGAAAACTTTGCCTTCTGCATATTCTTATGAATGTAAAGAATGCACAATCCATAGAATTTCTAATACACAAAGGGTAAAGAAAAGGGTTTCGAGATGGGAATACCCCGATTGGTAGATATTCACGCACCATTTCCCCACTGAAAATACCCTTTTCCATAAATATTTTTAGATAAATTTGGATGCGAGGGAACGAAAGATGCCATTAAATTTAGCATCTCCTGGAATTAGAGTAAGAGAGGTAGATCTCACCAGTGGAAGAGTTGATCCAACTTCCGAAATGTTTGGTGGATTAGTAGCACCTTTCGCACAAGGTCCTGTAGACCTTCCTACTACAGTTGGATCAGAAAAAGATTTGCTTGATAATTTTGGTAAGCCCTATGGTAATGATAAGCACTATGAGCATTGGTTAGTTGCATCATCGTATCTTGCATATGGTGGTCAACTCAGAGTTGTAAGATCTGATGACGATGATCTTAAAAATGCGATCACCAATGGATCTGAAATTAAGATCAAAAGTGTTGAGCACTATGAGCAACTTCAGTACGATGAGAACGTAGTTACTGGTAGAGAGTTTATTGCCAAGAATCCAGGATCTTGGGCAAACGGAATTAGAATTGGACTAATCGATTCTAAAGCAGATCAAATTCTTGGTGGATTATCGGATGGTTCGATTGCTGTCGGTTATGGAGTAACTCAGAGTGTTGCTGGAAGAGTTGCTGCTGGAGCAGGTTCAACTTCAGTTCTTGATGGATACCTCAAAGGAATTGTTACTGAAATTGATGGCACAAACGTTAGTGTAAAAGTTCTTTCTCATGTAAGTGCTGCAGGAACAGAAACAGTTGTTGATTATCAACCAAGTGGAATTTATGCATTTAGTGGAACTGGAACTGTTGCAATTCATACTTCAGGAGTAAGCACTGCATATGCTACCACTTCATACACCTCAAGACTGGACTGGTTTGATCAGCAAGATCTCTATATTTCTACGAATACTGTCGGTGGGGCAACAACCGTTCAATCAATTAAGTGGAATACTGTAGCAGATCGTCCAGGAACTTCTCAGTTTGCTGCAGATAGAGGTGCAAGATTTGATGAAGTTCATGTTGTAGTTATTGATGCAGAGGGAAAAGTTACTGGAAATTCGGGAACTATCTTAGAAACTCACCTGTCTCTATCAAAAGCAAAAGATGCAGAATTTTCTGTAGGTTCTCCATCGTATTGGAGATCTTTCTTGAAGACTAATTCAGCATATGTCTTTGGAGGTGCTGCTCCAGCAGGACTTACAACCTCTGGTTATTCTTCAGGATTCACTCTTGCATCTGATACTGGATGGGATCAAGATGCTGAAGGTGTAATTTTTGGAGGCACTGGAAACAAAAATCTTAAGTTTGCTGGTGGCAAAAATTATGATGCAGGAACAGATATCACAGCATCTGGAGCACTTTCAGCAGGTCTTGATAAGTTAGTATCTGGATATGGTATTTTTGAGAATACCGAAAATTATTCCATTGATTTCTTAATCATGGGATCTGCAAACTATGGAAAAGAAATTTCCCAAGCACTTGCAAATAAACTGATTGCAGTTGCAGATATTAGAAAAGATGCCTTGGCATTCATTTCACCATACAGACAAGCATTCTTAACAGATACTCAGTCTGGATCAGTTACAGTAAATAATGATGAAACTATCACAAATAATGTGATTGGATTCTACTCAGCAATTACATCATCTTCATATGGTGTTTTTGATAGTGGATACAAGTACATGTATGATAGATTCTCCAACACATTCCGTTATGTTCCTCTGAATGGAGATATGGCAGGTCTTTGTGCTCGTAATGACATTGACAATTTCCCTTGGTTCTCTCCAGCAGGAACTACGAGAGGTGCAATCTTAAATGCAGTAAAACTAGCATATAATCCATCAAAGGTTCAGAGAGACAGACTTTATTCTAATAGAATCAATCCTGTTATCTTCTCACCTGGAGCTGGAATTGTTCTGTTTGGTGATAAGACAGGACTTGCAAAATCCTCCGCATTTGATCGCATTAATGTTCGTCGTCTCTTCATCTATCTCGAAGATGCAATCTCTGCTGCTGCAAGAGACCAACTCTTCGAATTTAACGATGAGATCACAAGAACCAATTTTGTCAATATTATCGAACCTTTCCTGCGTGATGTTCAAGCGAAGAGAGGAATTCAAGACTATGTTGTTGTTTGTGATGAGACAAACAATACTGCCGCAGTAATAGATAATAATGAATTTATTGCTGACATCTATATCAAACCCGCAAGATCAATTAACTTCATTGGTCTTACGTTTGTTGCCACCAGAACTGGTGTTTCATTTGAAGAAGTTATCGGTAACGTTTAATTTAGAGGTTTAAA